ACTCATATGGGGTGGAGACCATGACCTTGACGATTATGAAGATATGGACTATGATATAGTTACAAACTTATCATGCCCATCTTGTGAATCGTACGTTGAAGTATATCATAGGATTCAAAATAAATTATGATTTTTTTATCTTGCCCACCAATTTATCATTTGCCTGGCACATGGAGTGATCCTGAGAAGATTGCTAAATGCAATGAAACATTGATACCTCACGGACATTTAGGATCAGGTGCAGCGTTTGCTGTGTTTCTTGGTCTTGTTGTTCTTGCTTTGGTTGTGTATGGAATATACATGACTTTTGGTTCTGGAGGTAAAGGTCTCAGAGATGAGATCAAAGAACATGCTCGTATGCATGAACTTGGAATTGCACATGGACATAATGATAAAGGTTCATATGTATCCACTAGAGAAATTGACAATCCTAGACATAAACATGACAAATAAATTTTTAAAATTGAGAGCTCAAGTGAAATCAAATGCTTATTATCTTTTCTGGGGTGCTGCAACTGTAGCAGTAATGTCAGGTCAAATATACGTTGGTAATGGATATCGTAGAATGGCAGAAACAAATGATATAATATCTGCTGATATTAATTTACTTGTGGAGGTTCTCACTATGCCTACACCTAAAACTATGCCTGTCCCAGATTATAATTATGAAATGCCTATTTTAAGATGAATCTAAGTGAAAGTGATGCTGCCTATGCAGCAGACCAATTCATCAATTACTTCTCAAATATGGGTCGTATTGATGAATATCTTCGTAATGTAAAACTAGATCGTATGTCAAAGATGCCGACATATCTTCCTGGCTGTGGGCCTGAAGAAGATATGTTTGACGCATTTGATATGCACCCAAACGACATGGACTTTCAAGTTTATACTGCTGGAACGGATGGTAGTTTTTCCAACGAATATTTTAATGAGAGACTACAGATAACAACATCTCATTCAATTGAGAGTTCAATTCCTGGCAAGTCATTAAAATGGATTGTCATGGAAAAAAATACAAAAAGTATTGTTGGATTTATTCGTTTTGGTTCTCCGACTATTAATTGCAAACCTCGTAATGATTGGTTAGGAAAACCACCTGAGTTAAAACGATTTAATCGTCATTCAATCATGGGATTTATTATCGTTCCAACTCAACCTTTTGGATTTAATTATCTTGGAGGAAAATTGTTAGCTTTGTTATGTTGTTCTCATGAAGCTCGAGAACAGTTAAATAGTAAATACGGATCTGATATTTGTTTATTTGAAACTACATCATTGTATGGTACAACTAAATCATCATCTCAGTATGATGGACTCAAACCATATTTGAGGTACAAAGGATTAACTCAAAGTGATTTTACTCCTTTGTTACATGATGATGTTTTTAAAGGTTTAAATAAATGGTTTATCGAGAGAAACAACAACAAAATGTTAGTCAAGGAGGACGCCTCCAGTCGCAAGTTGAAAACTCAACAAAAGATGATATCTATCATCAAGAAAAGCTCGTCTTCTCAAAAGGCTGTGGAATTCCAAACTGCGATTGCAAATGCAAAGAATCTTACTGAAAGGAAAAGAGTCTATTTTAGTGACTATGGATTTGCTAACTCCAGAGAAGTAATTCGAGGAGATACTGACAAACTCGAAAAGAATCCAATTAACTTTGATAAATTCTATCAAGAGAACCTCATCAAATGGTGGAAAAACAAAGCATCCAAAAGATATGAAAGTCTTAAGTCTAATGGTTCTATGAGAAAAGAATTAGAGGTTTGGACTAAAGATATGCATATCGATATCATAAGGTAACTACCCATGATTAAAACAATACTACAAGAATTTCCTTTAACTGACGTTCCTCAAGAAAGAACTGTCACAGAGGAAAAAATAAGAAAATATACATACACCAAAGAAGAAGTTAATGTTCTTCTTGACGCTGCAGTCAAGGAGGCAATTGATGAAGCACGGCGGATTGATGAAGAATCTATGGCAAAACATAATCGTGATGCCACCGTCATTAGTATGATTTTAGGATTTACTACACTCGCATTGTTTGTAGATGGATTGTTAAGAATGTTAGGTATCATTCCACCATTTATGCATCTAGATGTTAATATTTTAGACAAAATAGAAACTGATGTTATAGATAAAATAAAACAAGTTCCGATCCAAAAATTATTTAAACGATAATGAGTGATTTTCTAACTTTCATTTATTTTATAGGTTTTGTAGCTGTGGCGGGAGCCACGTTTGCATACACATGGAAGTTAATGACCACTACACTTGAGGATTTTAATAGACCTATCAAAAGACAAAATGTACATCCAGAAATGTCTGATGTAAAATCAGGTGAAGAATTGTTAGTCTTCAAAGGATTTGAAGATGATGACGATGATGAAGAGGATGTAGTTATTATCCGAAAATAAATTATGAAAGAAAAACCTTACGATGACTCTAACTGGAGAGAAGAATACAAAAGTTACACCAGTAACAAAAGATATCTTGAACTGTTAGAGAATGGCCCTAAACAACTATCTCAAGCCTGGTTGTTAGGTGCTTTATATAATGAATGGAAAAAAATGAAAGGTTATGACAAATTTGATCCAAAGGAAAATGAAGGTCAATATCAATCAACATTACAAGAATTTTTTCAAAGTCAAAAGGATCAAGGTATTTAACTATGGATGAACAACCGAACGATCTGTATGAAGATATGGCAACACTTAATTCTCTGTATGAAGAGTTATGTTGGGATCATGATGAAGTTCTGGAATTTGTTCCAGACTTTAAAAATGATCGAATTATTATTAAACGCAAAACTACATTATGAACAAATTTTCACCATCACATTATCAAAGAGGTAAAATTCAAGTTTGGGATTTTATCGCAGATCAAGAGCTTGATTTTTTTGCAGGCAATGTTATAAAATATGTTTGTCGTGCTGGACACAAAGATCAAGAAGGTGAGTTAGACGACCTTAAGAAAGCAAAAGTCTATATTGATAAAAAAATTGCCTTATATAATGACAGA